TGTGTTAACGATTTTTTAAATTCGTCAAAAGATTTAAGTACCATAGTCGATCTCCTTTCTTAAATACTCGGCATTGGCAGATGCCTGTAAGCAAATTATAGGAGATATGGAAACAAATGACAATAAAGATTCACAAGAAAGAGGTGTGGTAAAAATCAACTGGAATAAATTTTCGGAGTTGTTTGAAATTTCCGATGACGAAAAAGAATTTTTTGAAATGATTTATCGAAGACGCACCATATACAGATGCGTCATAGGAATTCTGATAATCATAATAATCGTGTTGTTATTAACGAGGTAATAACTGACGCAACGATGGAAATTATAAGCGGCCAAAGCTTACTGTCAAAGAATTTCTTTCTACGGTAAGCGCAGTAACGGAAGTATTTTTCGGTAAGAGAAAAAGTTCTTTCTGGCGCTTCATCAGCTGGAGTTGTGTCAACAAAAGAATAATTGCTTGATATTAGTTTATATCCCATTAGAGGTTTTTCGGATTTGCCAAGAAAACCTGATGTAACTGTTTTCTTAAACCTCATACAGAACAACTTAAATTTTTCTGGGAATAGCAAGCAAATTTCATCAAAATCAGAACTCATACTTTTTCTCCTTTGTTTTTGATAACTACATTATAAAGGAGGGAGAAAGGTAAAACAAGATAAAACGAGATAAAACAAGATAACAGGAGGTAATATGAACGAATTAAAAATTTTTAATAATGAAGAGTTCGGTAAAATCCGAACAGTGACAATTGACAATGAACCGTGGTTTGTGGGGAAAGATGTGGCAGAAGCATTGGGGTATGTCAAAGCAAGAAATGCCATTGCAAATCATGTGGAAGAAGATGACAAAAAGGATGCCCCAATTCAGGGCGGCCTTGGTGGCACTCAATCGATGACGATCATTAACGAATCCGGTCTTTATGCCCTTATCTTCGGTAGCAAGTTGGAATCCGCAAAAGAATTCAAACACTGGGTGACATCCGAAGTTCTTCCAGCACTCAGAAAGACGGGCTCTTATGAAATGCCAAAGAAGAAGCAAAACAACGAACGTCTTGCCAGTGTGAACAATGCAGTAAAGATTTTAACGCCGATGCTCCAAGCAGCAGGGTGCAACAGTAAAATCCAGCTCCTGACCGCGAAATCGCTTTATGAGAAAGCAGGAGTAAATCTGCCGATCAGGATTGAAGCGGATCAGCAGTATGTGGATACGGTACATATCGCAAGGCAGGCAAGACTTTACTTTCAGAGTTCAGGCAAGCCGGCAGACAAAGCTGTGAATGAGATTATTCGTAGGTTAGATTTGTCAGAAGACATGTATACGGAAACATGGGAATCCAAAGGAAAGTGGCAGGGGACTGTTAGAAAATATGCTCCAGAAGTGATCGATATGGTAAAGCAGTGGTACGCCGACAACGGATATCCAAGAGAAATCTCATACACACAGTGCGATGGGCAGATAAAGAAATATCATGTGATCGTCAGAGATTCGGATGTTAATTAAAAACGTAGGACAACATACGTAGGACGATCAACCGGCATACAGTAAAGAGGGGTGGTGAAATGAAAGGAATCGAAGTAGTAAGCATGATTAAAATCAATGGATCTTGGATAAACCAAGAGGATTTAAACCGAGAGGAACTTTCTCAAATCTTGGAGAAAAAATTAGATGAAACGATGAAAAATATAGGATTCGAAAGAAGAAAAACCGCCTAGGCGGTAGATGGGAGGACAAGCTATGAAAGTTAAAGGAACTTACCATTGCCAGACTACTCAGCAGCCCAACACATTAAATAGCTGGGATATCCGGTCAGTCTCCGTAGAGCTGCCGGAAGTGCAAGACAAGCCTTACTGGCACAAGGTTACAGCAGCTGTGATCGGGTTCGTGCTGGCGTTGATCGGATGGTGGCTAGTGGTTGGGTATTAAAAAAGAGTGCTGTCACAGGGCGGCAACCCTCAAGCACTCAAGAAATTAAACCAGTTAAAGTATAGAGAAAATTTGAGGAAAAGTCAAATGATTACAAAAACAATACTTAGCAACCATGAAGAATGGCTTAAAAATAGAAAAAATGGAATCGGCGGTTCTGAAATTGCCGCTGTAATCGGGAAGAATCCGTACATGACAAATGTGGAGTTGTGGGAATTGAAAACTGGAAGAAAGGAAGCAAAAGACATTTCAAATCTTCCTTATATTAAATATGGTACACAGGCAGAGCCATTATTAAGAGAACTCTTCCGGCTGGACTTTCCAGAATACCAAGTGAGATATGAAGAAAACAACAGCTTTCGTAATGATAAATATCCCTGGGCACAGGCTTCAGTAGATGGTTGGCTTTTTGATGGAGATGGGAGACTCGGAATCTGGGAATGTAAGACAACGAACATTCTGAATAGCGCAATGCGAAAAAAATGGGATGAGAGAATCCCGGACAATTATTATTGTCAATGCTTGCTGTATATGGCAGTTCTTGAGGCTGATTTTTGCGAGTTAAAAGCGCAGCTAAAAAGTGAATATGCTGGTGAGGTATTCGTTCAAACAAAACATTACCATTTTGAACGGAAAGATGTGAAAGAAGACATGGAATACCTGATGAAAGAAGGAAAACGATTCTGGGGATACGTGGAGCGAGATGAATGCCCTCCGCTTATTCTTCCGGATGTAATAAGAAGATAAAGGAGAGAAAACATGGAATTAAGAGTCAATGAAGTGAAAACGCCGGAGAAAATTACATTTAATTACGAAGAATTAAGGTCAGAAATACAGAAAATAGTAGCGGACCATAGTAATTTAGTGTACACCGGAGAGCAAATTAAGGATGCTAAATCAGATAAAGCAAGCTTAAATAAGCTAAAAAAAGCCTTAAATGACGAAAGAATAAGACTGGAAAAGGCTTATTTAGAGCCATTTAACGAATTTAAGACTCAAATTAACGCCTTAATTAAGCTTATTAACGATCCTATTAACCTTATTGATAAGCAAATTAAGGAATTTGAAGAGTACGAGAAGCAGGAAAAACGAAAGCAAATCGAGGAACTCTGGAACAGTAAATCAACACCGTTCGAAATTTCTTTGGAATGTATTTTTGACAGTAGATGGTTAAATAAGACAACATCCATGAGGTCCATCGAAGATGTTATGAATGCATTTATCACAAGCGTGGAGAAAGATGTGGATACACTTTCAAAATTACCGGAATTTGGCTTTGAAGCATTAGAAGTCTATAAATCCACTCTGGATATCAACAGGGCGTTAAATGAAGGGCAGCGCCTAGCAGAAATACAGAGGAAAAAAGCAGAATACGAAGCAGAACAGGAAAAATTGAAAGCAGAGAAGGAAGCGAAAAAGGCAGCAGAGTTCCAGAAGAAAGAGGATGATCTTCCCGGACAGATTGGATTTACAGATGCAAAATCTTTTGAGGAATGCATGAAACCTCCTGTTGCAGAACAAAATGAAGCCGTTTCTCCGTCAGGTGTGAAAGAACTTCCAGTCTGGATTGCATTTAAAGCATTTCTGACAACAGCAGATGCACTTGCACTGAAGGAATTTTTTGATAGCAGAAATATTGAATTTAAACCATTATAAGAAAGAGAGGATATAAAAATGGCAGTAGGAAATAGCTTAACAGCAAGAAAAAACACAGGAATCGCAGCATATTTAACACAGGAAGCAGTTAAAAACCAGATCAACAACGTAATCGGTGGGAAGAACGGTCAGAGATTTATTTCTGCAATTGTATCGGCTGTAAATAACAATGCAGCATTACAGGAATGCACAAATCAATCGATCCTTTCCGGTGCGCTGCTGGGTGAGTCGCTGAACCTTTCACCGTCTCCGCAGTTGGGACAGTATTACCTTGTTCCGTTTAATGACAGAAACAAAGGTAAGGTGGCGCAGTTTCAGCTTGGATATAAAGGGTATATCCAGCTCGCAATTCGTTCCGGGCAGTACAAAAAACTGAACGTACTGGCGATTAAAGAGGGCGAGCTTGTCAGGTTTGATCCTCTGAACGAAGAGATTGAGGTACATCTGATCGAGGATGAAGAAGCAAGAGAACAGGCTGAAACAATCGGATATTATGCAATGTTTGAGTATACTAATGGGTTTAAAAAGGCGATCTATTGGAGCAAAAAGAAAATGGAAGCCCATGCATTAAAGTATTCCAAAGGATATCAGGCGAAAAAGGGATACACGTTCTGGGAAAAGGACTTTGACGGAATGGCATATAAAACTATGCTGCGTCAGCTAATCTCTAAATGGGGAATCATGTCTATCGATATGATGTCGGCAATGGATGCAGATATGGCAGTGATAAACGATGACGGAACAAAAACATACGTCGATAACGATAGCGATGCGGAGATTATTGACATGGAACAGTCGCAGGAAGAAAAAACTGAATCTTCCGAAAGAGGACAGAGCGCAGCAGCGGCATTGTTTGGAAATTAAGAGGTGAATTGATATGAATAAAATTATTTTATGCGGACGACTGACGGCAGATATAGAAATGAGATACACAAATGACGGGAAAGCAGTAGCAAGTTTTAATTTTGCCGTAAACCGCAGATTTAAGAGAGACGGAGATCCAGAAGCTGACTTTTTCCGGTGTGTAGCATTTGGAAAGATTGCGGAAACATTCGAAAAGTGCAATGTTGGAAAGGGAACGAAACTCTTAATTGATGGAGAAATGAGGAACAACAACTATGAAAAAGACGGTGTGAAGTATTATGGAATGCAGATGATCGTCAGTGGATTTGAGTTTTGCGAAAGCAATGGAAGCAGCGGACAGTCTGCTCCGCAATATGGACAGCCGGACCACGATGGATTCCAAAACGTCCCTGATGGAGTTGATGAAGAACTTCCGTTCATGTAGGGCGATCACATGAAGAAAACAAGAGAATGCATACATTGCGAGAGATTTTGGGAGTGCAAAGGCAAGGAAAAGGATGAGCCTTGCCTGCACTACAAAGAAAGGAAATGGAATGGCAGTAAATAGTAAAAAGAAAGGTGCAAGATTTGAACGGGAATTAGCTGGTATCTTCCGTGATTATGGATATCAAGAAGCGCGCAGAACAGCGCAATACTGCGGAAATACAGGCGATGCTTCAGACGTGGTTGGTCTTCCTTTAATTCATGTGGAAGCGAAACATCAAGAGCAGATGCGACTTTATGACTGGATGGATCAAGCAAAGAGAGATGCCGCAGCGAATAGAACGGGAAAGCTTCCTGCTGTATTCCATAAGAAAAACAATCATAAAATCCTTGTTACGATGGAGCTGGATGATTGGATGCAAATATACCGCGAATACCAATCTGGAATGCAGATAGATACAGAAAGGCTGTGATTTAATGTCAAAACGATACTACTGGCTTAAGCTACAGAAAGATTTTTTTATACAGCCCAAAATTAAAAAGTTACGGAAAATTGCTGGCGGCGATACTTATACCATTATCTATTTAAAAATGCAGCTGCTGAGTTTAAGCAATGGCGGAAAGCTGTTTTTTGATGGGATTGAAGAGAGTTTTTCAGAAGAAATTGCTCTGACAATAGATGAAGATCCAGACAATGTGAAAGTAACTGTGCAATACCTACTATCTCAAGGACTTATTGAGCCCTGTTCCGAAACAGAATTTTTAATGACGGAAACCCAGTCTTTAATCTGCTCGGAATCGGAATCAGCGGAGCGTGTCAGGGCATCAAGAAAAAATAAGGCGTTACAATGTAACACGAATGTAACGGAGTGTAACAACAATGTGCAGAAGTGTAACACAGATATAGATATAGATATAGATATAGAGATAGAGAATAGAGATAGAGTAAGAGATAAGACTGATAGCAAAATAAGCTATCAGCTGATCGCCGACACATTTAATGATATTTGTAAGAGTTTCGATAGAGTTGAGCGGATTTCCGATAGCAGGAAGGAAGATATTGCTACAGCCTGTAAGAAATTTAGCTTTAGCCAGATCAGAACCGCATTTATAAAAGCGGAGAACAGCAAATTCCTGAAAGGTGAAGAAAGTAAAGCAGATTATAAATTCAATGCGAATTTTAACTGGATCATAAAAGAGCAGAACTTAAAAAAGATTTTAGAAGGTAAATTTGATAATGAACCGGAAGGATCGGAAAAGAAGAAAAAACAATCAAAACCGCCAGTAAGCAGAAATCTAAACAACTTTGATCGCAGAGAATATGACATGGACTCTCTGGAAGAGCAACTACTGAACTCGAATTAAGGAGGAACTATGGAACCGAAGAAAGTAACAATAAATTACGCTCTGCTCTGCAAGGAACTAGAAAAGCAGGGCAAGACGAAAAAGGGATTCTCCCTAGAAATGGGGAGAAGCGAAAGTTTTGTGAATTACATAGCCAATAATCCAGATCAACCAGAAGCTGTGGAACGGATCATGTGCTTGCTTCTCGGACTTGAACCGGGAAGTCTGGTAAAAGAACCGGAAAAGAAAGGGATGACCGCAGCACAGGCGCTTACAGTCATCCGGGATGAGATTTTAGAAAACCGCAGAATCATGCAGGAGAATTTTGAGAAGATCTGGAATAAGATGAACACCAACACTGTCCAACTGGAAAAGATTAAGGACAAGGTCAACGAGGTATCTAAGACCGATTATGACAAGGCGGTGGAATGGTTAAAAGATAAAATGGCAGGCGGACGATATGACGGAGCGAAGCTGCTCATGGAGTCAGATGCAGCGGGAATCAAACGGTCAGATGTTATGAAAGCGAAAGCAGAACTTGGAGTAAGAATCCAGACTACAGGGTACGGAAAGAACACAAAAGCATGGTGGAGTTTAGAAAGGGAGTAAGCATGGACAGAGGAAAATACAGCTTTAGCAGCCATAGAAAACAGTCTGCAGGATTCAAACCGGGCAATATGGCAGCGTTTATGTACGGCAGCACCAAGCGCAAGAGAAAGAAGAGGGTGAGAGGAAAATGAGTAGAGCAGCACATTTTTTGGATAAGTACCGATTCCAGATTGAAGAGATGGCGAAACTCGGATGCTCGGATGAGCATATCCATAAAGTCTTGCATGACATTCAGAAAGTGGAATTTACGAGAGATGATCTTATCCGGTACATGGATAAGACTGGGATTCGGAAGAGAAGAGCAGCGAAAAGATGGACGCGGAACAAAGAGGTTGAGTGGGAAGGTCTTTGCAAGCAGTTAAGGAGAAAAAATGGGAAAAGTTGATGATTATACAGCCGGTAGATCACAGGGATTGATTCTGGCAAGAGAGATTGTAAAGAAAGACGGCATTGAAGGACTGGAAAAAGAAATCCAGTTCAGAAATATCACGGGAATCAACACAGCATTGACTAGAAAAGAGTTGAATATTGCCTGTGAGAAGATTAAGAGCATGACACTGGACACAATGATGGTGATCGCAGTTGCAACGCTGCATGATGAGTTCGGCTTTGCCGGGAAACGGTGCAAGAGATTTATCGACCGGATGAACCTGAAAGCAGAGTGTCTGGTGGACGATATGGCAACATGGGATGAATATACGAGGATGATAAAAGATGAGATCGGAATCGAGATGACGATACGGAGGAATGACTAATGCCAAAAACAGAAGAAACGCGCTTGCGAAAAGGCGACACGATCAAATGCGCTGATGCAGAGGATTGCGTGAGGACAATGAATGAGTTGGCGGTCTGCGGGATAGAGACAGATTTTCTCTACGAAAAAGATGGAGAGAGTGGTTTATGGTTGAAAATAACGGGAGGAAAATTAGATGGATGAGAAGAAAGTTAGAGAAGCAATAGGAAGGCTTCAAGTTGGGATTAATGCGAAAAGAGAAATGATAAGGCACAATAAAGCATTTTTCCAGAAACAAGATAACAGTTATTTGGAAAGTGATATTGAAGTTTATTGCACAGCAATCGAAGCACTAGAAAAGCAGCTACCCCAAAAAGTGGAAGTTAAAGAGTGGAGTCCTGCCAGATGTCCTTCTTGTGGAACTGAATTATCTGAGTCTTTGGGAGATGGATATTATATGCATCCAACATTTTTAAAAAGATGTCCAAATGTAGATTGCAGTCAGTTACTTGATTGGTCGGAATAATATTCAAGTTCCCTGCGAGTGATCGTGGGGAGCGGAAAGGTAATAGAAAATGAAAGCACCTAAAGAAATAGCAAGTAAAGCAGAAAGATATGAGGAGTTAAAAAAAGAAATAGATACACTTTATGAAGAATTGGAAGAATTTGCTAATGCAAATGGCTTTGAGGATTTTTGGATAAATGGATTTGGTGTGTCTCAAGAACCTAATGGCGAAGAGCAGTTCAATGGAGAATATTGCGACCAGTGGATGCACGGCGAAGATTCCGGCGATGGAATATATTACTATCCGATTGAAGGGAGTACGCAATATTTTTGGATAGCATATGCGTTTTGATTGGAGGTGCGAATATGAAATTTGATTATGAGGAAAAAGTAACTTATTTACACTGTATTGAAGTAGATACAGAAGATGAAGAATTGTTTGAAGAAGTAGCTGAAGAAATTCATGAAGAGATGTACGCTGGATGTGATGATGGAACAGATGTGGCTCTAAGCAAATTTATAGATGCATTCGGGGCAGATAATGTGACATTTATAGAAGATGGTAGTGGAACGACTGAATATGAAGCATATTAAACTGAGATAGGAGGGTTAATAACATGAACGTACTAGAGAAGATTTTGGAAGAGATAAAAGAAGTAGAGAAAAAGTTTGTAGCCGGACATAAAGTGTTATTTGCATTAGGGGCTACTGGAATGGTAACCGAAATCGAAGAAAACATTCGTTCCCACATGGATGAAGTTCCAAACTGTGGAGAATGTAACCGGAGAAAATGGTATCAGATTGGATATGAAGATGGGAAGAAAGATAAAGACTGGATTTCAGTAGAAGATAGATTGCCAGAAGATGATGATATGAGATTCTATATGTGTATTGTCGAAAATCACGAAGAGGATTTGCCGATGTTCTGCCAGTATGATAGTGAATATGGATTTGGATTTTGGCATGATATTTACGATTCGACAAGTTTAGGATTCGTTGATACGGTGTTTAAAACAAATGATGAATTGGGGTATGAAAAGGTTGTAGCATGGCAGCCACTACCAGAACCTATGAGAAAGGAATAACGATGGGAAAAGTAAAAGATCTAACAGGCATGAAGTTCGATATGCTTAAAGCGATAAAACAAGTTGGTATTTCTAAAAACAGATATGCAAAATGGGAATGTGAATGTGATTGCGGTAATCATGTTTACAGAGATTAGATTGGAGTGAGTAACATGGAAGAATTGAAGAAATGTCCGTTTTGCTCAGGAGAAGCAAGTCTTAAAGTTAATCATGGATTCAGAGAAGAAGTTATATCAGCTTTTGTGCGATGTGAGGAATGCGGAATAGGAGAGTGGAATAAATGAAATACAAAATAGGTCAAATCCTAACATCAAATTGTGATATAGAAGTAGAGAAGATGTTTGGAGAAAAAGTAATTATTCCAAAAGGGAATAAAATAATTATTGGAGCTGACGAATTTGCACATCATTTAAAAGATGGAATGATTCAACCTTTACAGAAAGATACTATTGTCGAAGAATATGATACAGAGGGAATAGCAGAATACTTAATGAAAAAACTGTCTGAAGTATTTCCATTAGAAGAAATGCTTGAAGATTATGGTATTGAAAAAGAAGAATTTGAAGAAGAAATTGGTTTTTTCTTAGATGATATAGGATTTTAGGAGAGTGGAATAATGGAGAACGTACTAGAGAAGATCTTGGAAGAAATCGAATCCATGAAAAATGATGCCTACGAAACGCTGAAAGAAGAAAGGAAAAGACATGGATCAAGCAAAACAGCAGAAGAGCTGGAAAGCTATCTTTATGGCTTGACCTGTGCAGTAGATATTGTGGAGAAGTATGTGGGTAAGGAGAATGCGGAATGAAAATTAAAGCGTGTCCATTTTGCGGATGCCGTGACAGAAGAGTCGGAATCCGGATAATGGGAAGCAAAGGATATAGGGTAGTGTGCGGTGCTTGCGGAGCATCTGGGCCTTATGTGGCAATTAAGGCGTGTCGGGATGACAAGATGATTGCGCAGGAAGCAGCAAGACAAGGATGGAATAATAGGCGGGAGGAATAACATGGACATTTTAATCACAATCGCATTCCTAGCCCTGTACTATATCCTGGGGCTTGGGACAGTGATTACTTTGAAAACAGGAATCGAAGAGGATGTAAAAATAGAAGGCGCGGATTACCTGATGGCTGCGGGATTCCCGATACTGCTATTTGTGATTTTTTTAGATTGGATTGTGCGGAAGATAGTGAGGTAGGAAATATGAGAAAATTTAACTGGGATGAATTTAAAAATAAAGACAATAAGATTGCGGTGCATTGTAAGACTGAGGAGGAAGCGAAAGACTTTTGCAAGCAGATGCACGAACATGGAATGAAGTGGTGTAACGGAGAAAGTTATTGGAAAAATACAAAGTATAATGCGCACCACGAAGAAACGTGTTATTACGGAAACGGAGAATATTCGTCTCGTGATTTTGCAGAAAAGTACAATTATAAAATCTTGGAATGGAGTGATTACATGCAGAAAGAATTTGCGAAAGCGGATTTAAAAGACGGAATGGTGGTCGAATATAATGATAACTATTTCAGGAAAAGACTTGTTATAGGCGGCTTTTTGACTGGCGAAGATGGATATGCGGATTTGGGAGACTATAACGAAAACTTAAAAAGTGTGGTAAGCGATTTGGAAATAGTTAGAGTATATAAGATTAAATGCATGGGAAAAATTAGCAGTATCATGGAAGACCACAATCTTGAACTCATCTGGGAGCGCAAAGAACCAAAGAAAATGACTGTGGAAGAAATGCGACAGAAGCTTGAAGAGCTGACAGGAAAAGAGATTGAGGTAACGGAATGAACAGGGAAACCATGAGACGCAGGAAGGAGACGGCAGGAGTCATCCGAAAGATAGATGCACATGATATGGCAACGAGAAAGCCCTGTGAGACCGCTTTAAAGCAACAGGAGCATGAAGCCTTTAAGTGCGACTTTAAAAGCCGTGAGATGGCGAATAAGGACGCTGTGGAGTACATAGCAGAGAAATACAACATAAAAGATCCTGTTCCGGGAGGTGATAGAGTTGGACAAGAACGTGATTTATGAGTACATAGATGCAAAAGAATTGGTAAAAGAGACAGAGGAAGATATCAGGCGGCACAGAAGAAAGACGATCGTACAGGACAAGGTGACAGGCAGCAATCCAGAGTTTCCGTATCAGCCACAGAGCTTTAATATCTCTGGATGTATAGAGAACACGGTGAATATAGACGAAGAGGAACGGTTGTTGGAAGAACGAAAGCTGAACGCAAAGCGGATTAAAGTAAAAGCAGAGCGAGTAATCAATAAAGCTCCGGTAAGGATGCAGAGGATTATCCGGTTCAGGGTCATGCAAGGACTGACGTGGGATGAAGTGGCTGCGAAAATGAAGGGAAATTGCACAGGAGATAGTGCAAGAATGGAATTTCAGAGGTGGATGAAAGAAAAATAAAAGTTTGTTCGTTTTGTTCACATTGTTCGTTTTAAATAATATATAGTATAACATGGAGTTAAAAGTTAAGCTCTAGCAATTAACTTTCTTTCCAATTACATTCAAGGCACCGCCGGACTTTCACCCTTTCTCGTCTGGCGGTGTTTTTATGCCGTGGTCAGTTGGGACAAGCAGGTTCGACCCCTGCACACGGCTTTGTGATGTAAGATGCAGGCTGCACAGCTGAGGTCTGTTCTGGGAGTGCACACCGGACTTACATTGCAATGGTACCAAAACGCAGATATCCGCAGATCTGCAAAACAAACAAATAGATTCAGCAATCTATATTTTGTGTCAGTGCCCGAGTGCGGATAGGGTAAAGGATGTCAATAAAAGGCATCCTACGGGTGTATAGCTCAGTTGGGAGAGCGATCGGCTGTTAACCGATGTGTCGCAGGTTCGAATCCTGCTATACCCGTTGTGGACTACTGCAAGTTCCCCTTTTCTTATAAATTTTGATTGTGTACTTGGTTATTTTGGTTTTTGTTGGCGTTTGTAATTTTCATAGCAGTAATCCTAAATTCTTAGCATCCAGTTGATGGGTACTTTTGCTTGAAAGAGAATAGGGGGCATTGTAAAATATATGCGTGGTAATTGTTAGGCGCAGGATGAGGAGGAAAAACGCATGGAAGAGAAAGAACAAGTTGAGAAATTGGTGGAATTCGCAAGAGAAGTTTCGAAATTTTTACACATTACTACCCCAAGTATAAGGTACAAAGAACACGGAGGCTATGGGAGTTCATGGTACGATCCTGAAACTGACACTGTTTATATAGGCGTGGAAGCAAGAACTAGAGATGCGTATTATGACATTGCTCATGAAGTCAGACATAAATGGCAATGGGTAACGGATTCTGATTTTTATTATTCAAAGTATAAAGAAGTTGGAATAGTGAGCCTAGAAGAATATAGGTCGCAGATATCTGAGATAGACGCAGACGCATTTGCCGTACTTATGACGGCAATATATCTAAATGAAGTGGTTAAACTAAATGGATATTCGAATAAGGAGAAGGAAAATATTATTCGAAGAGCAATGAAAATTGCCAAGGAGTATAATATAAAATTCCCATTTGAGGATTATTGCGGAATGATGAAGATAACATTATAACGACATGAATTGACGATAACTATATGCCTATAGATTAAGGTGTATAGTTATTTTTATGCAGAATAGAACAGAATGGAAGGTGGTGAGTCCTATGACAGAAAAACAGAAAATATTTGCAGATGAGTACTTGATTGATCTAAATGCCACACGGGCTTACCGCGTCGCATATCCAAGCGTAAAGAAAGAAGAGTCAGCAGCAGTAAATGGAAGTAAGTTGCTAAGAAATGCTAAGGTTGCAGAATATATTGCCGAAAGAATGGAAGAGCGGCAGAAGCGGACGGAGATCACGCAGGATCGGGTTTTAAATGAACTGGCCGCAATTGCTTTTTCCAAGGCTTCTGATTATGCGAAAGTAGTGGAGAAACAGGCAACCGCAGAGGTGAATGGGAACATTGTTCCACTTGTAGGAGAAGACGGAGCACCGATTCTGTATCGGACTGTGGAGCTGGAGCTTACAGAGAATCTTACAGAAGAACAGCAGCGAGCCCTAGGAACAATTAAGAAGGGGCGTGATGGATTAGAACAGAAACCATGCGACAAGGTGAAGGCGCTCGAGCTTCTTGGCAGACATTTAGGTATGTGGAATGACAAGCTAGATGTGGCAGGAGATATGGACATGAAGATTGTGGTAGATTACGGTGATGGTGATGAAACAAGTTAATGTAGGATTTAACAAAAATTTTAAAGAGTTCAATGAGTGCAAGAAACGATACCGACTGGCGAAAGGTTCTGCCGGATCCGGGAAGTCAGTGAACATTGCACAGAATTTTATCATCAAACTTGGTGATCCAAAGTATAAAGGCGCAAATCTTCTGTGTGTCCGGAAAGTAGACACAACAAACAAGGATAGTACCTATGCGGAGTTGAAGAGTGCGATTTATAAGATATACGGAGATAAAGCGGGATTATTCTGGCAGATCAGAAGTAATCCAATGGAGCTGATCTCGAAAGTAACTGGGAATAAAGTGATTTTCCGAGGAATGAAAGATGATGGACAGCGAGAAAAAGTAAAGTCTATCACATTTGATGTCGGAAAATTAACATGGATATGGATTGAAGAAGCAACGGAGCTTTACGAAGCGGATGTCGATATTCTCGATGACCGACTCAGAGGTGACTTGTCATTCAATCCATTTTTGTATTACCAGATCACATTCAGCTTCAACCCAGTGTCAGCAACGCACTGGCTAAAAGCAAAGTATTTCGACATAAAAAGTGATGATGTATACACACACCAGTCTACGTACCTGCAGAACCGGTTCATAGATGAAGCGTATCACCGGCGCATGATGATGCGTAAAGAACGGGATCCGGATGGATATCGGATTTACGGACTTGGTGAATGGGGAGAGACCGGAGGTCTTATCCTTACGAATTATGTGGTTGAGGAATTCGATACATCCCCAGAAAGATTCGATTACATGGTAAATTCACAGGACTTTGGATTCAACCATGCGAACTGTATCGGGGAGGTTGGATTCAAGGATGGAGATATCTACTTATGCCGGGAATTGTATGTATTTGAAAGAGATACATCAGAGATCATACAGCTGGGCGAGGGAAAATTCCAGAAGCGAATTACCATGTATTGCGATTCTGCTGAGCCAGACAGGATTAAGATGTGGCAGAAAGCTGGATACAGAGCATGTCCGGTCAAGAAAGAGCCAAACAGTGTGAAAGCGCAGATTGACTACTTAAAGCAGCACACGATCCACATTCATCCATCCTGTACAAACACAATTAAGGAGATCCAGCAGTGGAAATGGAAAAAGGATGAGAAAACGAACACATTCACGGATGAACCGGTGAATTTCTTTGATGATGCGATGGCGATGCTAAGGTACTCAATTGAGCAGGAGAGAAAAGGTAAGGTGAAGTTAAAGACCTTTAGAGGAGGAATATAAAATGAATGGGAAAAGACCATACAAACTGCCGGAACCGCTTTTATGTTCCGCTGATAAAGAAATCAATATGACATTAGTAGATGAGTATATTCGCAAGCATGAAGAGCGAATACCAAGGTACAGATACCTTGAGAATCTATACAAAGGATTCCATGATGTATTCCGTCTTCCGGAAAAGGAGTCATGGAAGCCGGATAACCGACTGGCAGTGAATTTCCCAAGGTATATCACAGAGACATTTTTGGGATATGCTTACGGGATTCCGGTTAAAAAATCGCACCCAGACGAAAAAATAAAAGATGCGATCCTTGAATTTGACCGGGATAACGATATCTCAGATCAAGAATACGAGCTGGCGAAGAAGTGCTGCATCTACGGACATGCTTTTGAGTATTTTTACCAGGATGAAGAAGCAAAGACAAAGACAGTAGTCTGCAATCCAAAAGAACTGTTTGTTGTCTACGATGATACCGTAAAGAGCCGCGCTCTATTTGCGGTGAGATATGGAAAAAAGGACGATAATGTCACAAAGTACGGTGAGATACTTACAAGGACAGAAATCATCCCATTTGAGGGAGAAAAGATGCAGGAGGGCGTGCTGAACCCTTATGGGCGCATCAATTGCGTGGAATACGTGCTGAACGATGAGAGAATCGGTCTGTATGAAGAAGTTGCCGGCATGGTAGAAACATACAACCGAGTGATCGGAGAAAAGGCGAACGATGTAGATTCTTTCGCAGAAGCGTATCTTGCAGTGCTGGGCGCCGAACTGGACGAGGAAGGCGTTTACAAAATTCGCGACAACCGGATTATAAACCTTTATGGTACAGACAACGCAAAAGATATTATCGTTCAGTTTCTTGGCAAGCCTACGGCAGACGGAACACAGGAAAATCTTTTGAATCGGCTTGAGGATTTGATTTATCAGACAAGCATGGTAGCGAACATCAGTGATGAATCTTTTGGAAATGCTTCTGGAACTTCCCTTGCGTATAAACTGCAGTCTATGAGCAATCTTGCGTTGACGTTCGACCGTAAAGTTGAAAAATCCATGAGAAAGCGGTATAAGCTGTTTTGCTCTCTTGCAACGAATGTGTCAGATCGGGACGCATGGAAAGATATTGATTTTACAATGAGTAGGAATATCCCGAAGAATCTCTTGGAGGAAGCGCAGACAGCACAGGCGCTTGAAAGTATCGTGTCCAAGGAAACGCAGCTGCAGGTCCTCTCGATCGTTAAGGACGTTACTGAGGAAATAGATCGAATGGAGAAAGAGGAAGAAAAGAAGCAGGAAACAATCGTAGAGAAGCGGATGTTCGGAGGTGCGGCAGATGAGCAGCAGGACGTACTGGAAGAATAGGGAAGAAGAGCAGCGGAAGAAGAATATTAGGGATGAAGCTGAATACGCGAAAGAGATTGAGAAGATCTATGCGAACATGATGGATGAGATTCAAAAAGAAATAAATGGATTCTATACAAAATATGCAAAAGCAGAGGGAATCACAATTGCAGAAGCGAAGAAGCGGGTATCCAAAATGGATATTGATGCATACAGTCGAAAAGCAGCACAATATGTTAAGGATAAGAATTTTTCGAAAGAGGCCAATGAGGAAATGAGACTTTACAATGCAGCTATGAAGATTAACCGATTGGAAATGCTAAAAGCAAATATCGGCATGCATCTTGTCGGCGGATTTGATGAGTTGCAAAAGTATTTTGAGCAGATTCTGACTGAGAAAACACTGGAAGAATTTGAACGGCAGGCAGGAATCCTTGGAAAATCCATCCAGAACAATGCGAAGATGGCACATTCGATCGTGAACGCTTCTTTCCACAATGCGAGATACTCAGACCGTATTTGGATGTATCAAGATATGCTGAAAGCTGAATTGTCGAAGCTATTACAGACTGGTTTGATACAGGGTAAGAATCCAAGAACACTGGCAAGACACCTTACCAAACTGTTTGGAGTAAGCCGGGAAAATGCAGAGCGACTGATGATAACGGAGCTGTCGAGAGTGCAGGCAGAAGCGCAGAAACAGTCTTATATCCGCAATGGATTTGATGAGTATGAGTTTATCGCGGAGCCGACAGCCTGCCCGATCTGCCGGGCTTTAGATGGAAAGCATTTTAAGGTATCGAAAATGATGCCGGGAGAAAATGCGCATCCAATGCATCCTAATTGTCATTGCAGTACAGCAGCATATATGGATGATAAAGAGTATCGAGAATGGCTGGATGGATATTCCGAACATGGAATGGATTTTGAAACTTGGAAGAAGAGGGTTGAAAAGAAATCTACGTTTGATATAATAAAGGCAGATAAAACTGTCAGCGGACATTCCGGCACTCCTAAGATGGCAGAGGCAAGAATGGTAATAGATCACATTGGAAAAGATGGGAAAGTAGATGTAAGAGCTTTTTACGGAGAGTCAAAATTAAAATCTAAAGATATCCACACAACCGATCATGGGAATCCAAAGCAGCACCCTTACGGGAAAAACGGGGAGCATGTACATGATTATACATGGGGAGATGATGGAAGATTGAAGAATAAGACAACTCGCGAATTAAGTGAAGAGGAAAGAAAGGAAAATGGCGATATATTATGAATAAAGATGAAGTAAGACAAATTTTATCTGAGTGTTGCAATGATATTTCTTTCTCTTACAGAGGATTGCCATCAGGAGTGACAGTTGAAGTTCATAATTATGTTCCGACATATCAAGTATGGCATGGAGATGACGTGAAAGAGTATGATAATGTGGATGAAGTTATGAATGATAAATTTTATAGTGGAAAGTCATTAAACGATCTAGTAAAAGAGGTAGAAATTGATGTAATGTAATACCATCGGCTGAGTTGGCTGGGGGTATTTTTATACCCATTTTGGAGGTGATGTAATTTGATTGAAGCAAGAATTCGACCAGAGCGAATCGAAATCTCTGGACACGCCGGGTACGCAGAACCTGGAAAAGACATTGTTTGTGCTGGCGTTACGGCGCTTACGCAGACGCTGATCCAGTCGATTGATGACTTAACGGATGATGAAATAGAATACAGAATATCTCCCGGAAAGGCTGAGATAGAATACAGGAATCTGTCAGAGAAATCAAAAATTCTGGTGGATTCCTTTTTCGTTGGCATTCGCTTGATTGCCGATGAGTTTCCGAATTATGTAGCAATTATGTAATTCACGCCCAAGTCTTGAAGGCGTAAAAAGCTAGGGGAAAGGACCATGAAGAATGTCATTAAACTTTTAGGAGGTAAAGAAAATGAAGAGCAGGATGTTTAGAATGCTGCAGTTATTTGCAGAAGAAACCGTAGATCACACAGCAGAACTTGATGCGGTGAAAGATAGTGTTAATCCGGAAAACACATCTGATGATAGCGGGGAAGAAAAAAAGTACACAGACAAGGATGTGGATGCGATTGTAAACAAAAGATTCGCAAAATGGAAAACTGAGCAGGAACAGGCGGTAAAGAGTGCTAAGGAAGAGGCAGAAAAACTGGCAAAAATGAATGCTGAGCAGAAACAGAATTACGAGATCGAGAAGTTGCAAAAAGAGAATGAAAAACTGAAGCAGGAGGCTGCAAAGGTTGAGCTTAGCAGAAGCGCCACAGGCATTCTTACAGAAAAAGGAATTGAAGCAACGCAGGATGTTCTTGATTTTGTTGTAGGGAATGATGCTGATGATACGAATGCAAAAATTGATAAGCTTGTAAAAATCGTGGAATCCCAGCTTAAGAAAGCCGAGATTGCTAGAGCAACCGGAACCACACCAAAAACCATGACGAACTCAGGAAGTCCAATGTCTGAATTCGAAAAGAGACTTGCAAAGTATAAATAAAGGAGAATGTGAAGATGAAGAATAAAGAATTTATGATGTTACAATTATTTGCGACAGGAGACAACAATGATATGCCGGTAAGAAGCTACCAGCTTGAGTTTAAAAGCCTTTTGGAGGCAGTATTTAAAAAGATGTCCTATTTCGCGGATTTTTTCGGCGGCGAACTTGAGGTACTGGATGGAGTCAGAGAAAACGAAACAGCCTTTTATGTAAAAACATCAGACATTCCGGTTGTGGTTGGAACTGGGTACGATAAAACAGCTACGAAAGCGTTTGGAACGGGAACAGGGAACTCTAGCCGTTTCGGGGAGAGAAAAGAGATTATCTACGCGAACACGCCGGTTAATTACTCTTGGGGATGGAATTACCACGAGGGGATTGACCGACACACCGTGAATAATGATTTTGACGTTGCGGTAGCAGATCGCTTGGAACTGCAGGCGAGGGCTAAGACAAAGCAGTTTAACAAACAGCACGGAAATTTTATTTCCCATTCTGCCGGAAAGTCTTTGAAAGCCACAGATTATACGGCAGACAATGTATTAAAGCTGTTTAATGAGCTGTCTAAGTATTTTAATAACATCGAAGCAGTTGGAACGAAAAAAATTAAGGTTTGTTCCGATCTGTACAATGCCGTCGTGGATCATCCTTTGAATACGGCTGCTAAAAACTCCACTGTAAACATTGATGGCAATGAGGTTGTGAAGTTCAAGGGATTCCTTGTAGAGGAGATTCCGGATGAATTATTCCAATCTAAAGAATGCGCCTATGCATATATTGCCGGAGTTGCAAAAGCATTTACTGGAATTAACACAGCGAGAACGATTGAATCGGAAGACTTTGACGGAGTAGCTCTGCAGGGAGCTGGTAAGGCTGGAGAATTTATTCCAAATGACAACAAGAAAGCTGTAGTTAAAGTGTCGGTGGGGGAATAGCACCCCCTGAAGACCTCGCCTTGGTAGGCAGGGGGAAAGTTGGAAAGGCAAAAGTAGGTAAAGCAAAATAGGAGGTATGAGTTATGGCGTATGAACCAACTAAATGGAATAATGATGACGTTATTACAGCAGAGAAACTGAATAAGTTAGAGCAGGGCGTGAAGAATGAGCAGGTAGGACCAGCAGGACCAGCAGGACCAGCAGGACCAGCAGGAGCAGTAGGACCAGCAGGACCAGCAGGAGCAGTAGGACCAGCAGGACCAGCAGGAGCAAAAGGCGACAAGGGAGAACCGGGCATACAGGGACCGGCAGGACCAAGTTACACTCTTCCAGCGGCGAATAAAACAACGCTTGGTGGCGTAAAACAGATGGCTTTGATTGCAGATTTGTCCACAGAAACAGGGGCTGATTTAAAAAATAAAATCAATGCAATTCTTGCTGAAATGAAAAAACAGGGTATCATGGCGAATTCGTAAGGAGTTGAAATTGAATGCTGGATGATTTAAAAAAACTTCTTGGAATCGAGGATGATTCTCTTGATCAGGAACTGGAGTTGATACTCAGATCTGTGCAAGGGCGCCTAAAGCTCCTGCTCGGAGGAATTGAAGTACCGGAGGAAATGAATCACATTGTCGTGGAAGTGGCAGTGATCCGGTTCAATCGGTTGGGTTCCGAGGGTATGTCATCACACAATGTTGAGGGCGAAAGCATGTCTTACAACGACAATGATTTTGACGGATTCATGAATGAAATACAGGCTTTTCTTGACTCACAAAAAGAATCAAAACGAGGAAGGGTGAGATTTATTTGAGATGTGATACAGAGATTTTCTTTCAGTCGATTACGCATGGAGAGTATGACGAAGCTACTGGGGATTATGAGGATGATACAATCTCGGAAGAGAAAAGGCATGCCAGTGTGACAGATACCGGCACGGATACGATGAATCTCGTGTATGGATCCATAAAGCAAGGCAGTAAAACCGTGCGCTTACAGACGCAATACAGAAAACCGTTTGACCGTATCCGGATAGGAGAGATCTTGTACAGAGTGGATTTTGAACGAAAACTGCGAACAAAGCATGTGTTTGTAGTGTCGGAGGTGCAGTGATGGCTACGTTAAAAATCGAAGGAATCGCAAAGCTGAATAAAGGTTTGAAGAAGCGGATGGATATGAGCGCTGTGCAGACAGTTGTACGGAAAAACGGGGCAGATATGCAAGCAAAATCGCAGAGAAATGCGCCGGTTGATACTGGAACACTGAAAAGAAGTATCGGTATTGACATCTCTGATGGTGGGATGACCGCCACTGTCGAACCAACAGCTGAGTATGCGCCTTATGTAGAACTCGGAACCCGATTCATGGAAGCCCAACCCTATTTAAAACCCGCATTTGAGGAGCAAAAGAAACAGTTTGAAAAAGATTTGCAAAAGCTTGTGAGGTGAGATATGGATCCACAGCAAGAATTATTTACAAAATTACTTACAGAGATCAAAGCATTAGGATATGACGTATATGACGGCTTCTTACCGCCGGATGGTACGCCGTATCCTTTTGTTTATCTCGCAGACAGCCAATTGATCGATGATGCGAATAAGACCGCTGTGTTTGGCAGTGTCCATCAGACAATCCATATTTGGCACGACAATCCAAAACGGCGCGGGACGGTATCAAAAATGCTGTTGGCGATCAAAACCACATGCAGAAAACTGGATCATACCGAAAATTTTGCATGGGATGTCCGGAATGTAAATCAGAGGATTCTTCCGGATACAACAACAAAGCACCCTCTTTTACACGGGTTGCTGGAAATAGAATTTAGTTTTAGTTAGAGAGGAGAAAAAGCATGTTTAAGACAGGACTACAGTTATTTGCAGAGGCGGTATCTGGCAAGAAAATCGTCTATTTGTATCGACTTGCAGGAAAAGCCAAAGAAGAGGCTGCGAAAAATCTTGCATTCACGACAGAAAATGGAAGAACAAAAAGCAAGGATGCGGATTCTACGGCAACGAAGGACGGAACAATTCGCACACCCGGGGCTGCGGAAACAGAAATCACAGCTACTGCTATCCTTGCGAAGAAAGATAAGTTAATCTCTGAGTTAGAGGACGCAATGGATTCGGATGAGTTGCTTGAAATCTGGGAAGCAAACCTTGAGGATCCGGCAGAACCTGGTCCGAATAAGTTTAAGGGCATGTATTTCCAGGGATATCTCACGGAATTTGAGATCACATCCTCGGCAGATGAAAATGTAGAGGTGTCTCTTACTTTTGGTGTTAACGGCTCTGGAAAACGAGGGGATGTTACTGTAACTGCACAGCAGCAGGAAGTAGCAGCTTATGTGTTTAAGGACAGCGTGAAAGAGGGGGAATAATGCCCTCTGACGATGTAGCCTTAATCGGCAGAGGTAAAGTAGGAAAGGCAAAAGTAGGAAAAGAATAGATCATGTACATAGGGGGCGGTAAAACCGCTCTCTTTTAATGGAGGTAAAAAATATGATGGAATTAACAATTAACGGACAGGTGTACCAGTTTAAATTCGGAATGGGATTTTTGAGAGAAATCAACAAGCAGACAAATATGCCTGTGGATGGATTGCCGGGAGTAAAAAAAGACGTAGGATTCCGGTATGCGCTTATGAACTTAATAAATGGTGATCCGGATGCGTTGGTAAACATTCTTGATGTTGCGAATAAAGGGCAGAATCCGAGAGCGACAAGAGGCCTTTTGGATGAGTATATCGACGATGAGGACACAGATATTGATGAACTTACAGAAACAGTAATGGGTTTCTTGAAGAGTGCCAATGCTACGAAAAAAGCTACGGACGAGATCGTGGACGCTGTGGAGAAAGAGAAACAGAGAATGGAAGAGGAAGAAGCGAAGAAGAGAGAGTTGATGATGTAGATTTTGAAGAATCCTACAGAGAGGTGGCGTTGAATTGTTTCCGACATCTTGGCTTTAAGAGCTTTGAAGAAGTGGATAGGTTGACAATTCCAGAATACACCCTGCTCATGGAGGCTGTGCAGCTAAGAGAAGTAGATAAGGACTATCGAAATCATCTGCAAGCGTTCCTGAATTTTGCTGTGAAAGCAGAGAAAAAGGTCGGAAAGAATAAGACTAAACCAGTTTATCAGAGATTCAGAAAGTTTTTTGATTACGAAAAAGAAGTAGATCGTGTGAGGAACCGAAAGCAAAAAAATGAAAGATTGGACATAATCGGCAGAATGATGAAAGGAGAGTGATGGCATGGCAGAAAGTTTTTCCGTAAAGGCAATATTATCTGCGCAGGATAGAGGATTTACGTCTGCTTTCAAATCTGCAATGGGTACCGTAAGCAATTTAAAAAGCACGCTCACAAGTGGAATCGGATTTGGAATCATGGCCGGAATTGGACAAAAGGCATTTGGTGCTGTCACATCCAGTATTGGCGGTATGGTGTCGGAATTAAATTCTTCCAGTGCTGCATGGAAAACATTTAACGGAAACATGTCGATGGTTGGCAAAGGCGCTGACGAGATTGCATCTGTAAAAAAGGAATTGCAAGAGTTTGCAGAAGATACTATTTACAGCGCATCTGATATGGCGAGTACTTATGCGCAGTTGAGTGCAGTAGGTATTAAAAGCACGAATAAGCTTGTAAAGGGATTCGGAGGGCTTGCGGCGGCAGCTGAGAATCCAAAACAGGCAATGAAAACTTTAAGCCAGCAGGCTACACAGATGGCAGCAAAGCCAACAGTTGCATGGGCGGACTTTAAACTCATGATTGAGCAGACTCCGGCTGGTATATCAGCAGTCGCAAAAGAAATGGGTATGACTACCACGGAGCTTGTACAGAATGTGCAGGACGGGAAAATCGCGACAGAAGATTTCTTTGATGCTATCGCAAAAGTCGGCACAAATGACGCGTTTACGAAGCTTGCTACAGAGTATAAGACTGTAGATCAGGCAATGGATGGTCTGACCGAAACAGTAAGCAATAAGCTGGCACCGTCATTTGATGTTTTATCCGGTCGAGCGATTAAGTCCTTGGATGGGATAATTAATAAAATTGGAGATCTTGATGGAGATGCAATCGCAGGGAAATTAACTGGATTTCTCGATAAAGCAAGCGGGTACTGGAATGTTTTAAAAACAGAAGCATTGGAAGTAAAGACCGCTTTTGGAGATGCTTTTTCCGCAATCGGAGAAGATTTGGGGAAGATTACTGGTGCGTTTGGTTCCACGGAAAGTATCAGTTCTTTTAGCAGTGCAATGGATTCTGCGAGCGGAGCATTGAAAACCTTTGCCGGATTCTTGAAAGAACATTCTGAGATCATCGCGAAAGTGATATCAAAACTCCCACAGCTTTTTGTAGCGTATAAGGGATTCAAGATTGTTAAAACAGTCGCACCATTTTTAGGCGCATTCACGAGTGCGATTGCTGGACTTGCCGGAGCTGGAATAAGTAAAATTGCTGGAAAATTGTTTGGAATCTCTAAAGGGCAAGAAGCGGTCGGTAAAAGCAGTGCTGCAAGTTCCAAGAAAATGCTTGCGTCCGCTAAAGCATTCATGATGTTGGGTGCCGGAGTTGCTTTGATTAGTGGTGGATTTTTCTTATTGGCGCAAGGCGCAAAAGCAGTGGCGGATTCAGGTCCGTTGGCAGTAGCAGTACTTGCCGGCATGGTTGGTGTAGTTCTAGCATTAAGTTTTGGATTTATGAGTTTTTTGAAAAACATTAAAACTTCTCCAGCGAAAATGAATGCGGCGTCTAAATCGTTCACAAAGATGGCTTTCGCAGTGTCAGCAGTAGTACTTTCTTTAGCAGGTCTCGCTCTTGCGCTTACACCTCTAGCAAGCCTCGGAGATACGGCTGTTGCTCCGCTTGCTGCATTCGGAGTTGTTGTCGGTGGTTTAGCAATCATACTTGGAACTATGGGAAAGAAACTTCAGGAAAGTGCAGTTGGCATTGCGGTGTTTGCTGGTGCGGTATCAGCAATGGCATTATCCATGACACCTCTTGCTAAAACTGGTACAGACGGGGCTGTTGCAATGGGAACATTCGGAGTTGTTGTCGGTGGTTTGGTTGCAGTATTTGCGGTATTTGGGACGGCTCTGACAGCTGCTATACCAGCGATGCTTGCTTTCGGCGCAACCATCCTTATGGTTGGTGCTGGAATGTCTCTGGCAACGCCTTTTGTTGAAGCACTAGGAAGCGTAATTCAAATACTTGGAGATGTTGTTGTACAAGTAATAGGGGTAATCACTGGTGCTATCGTAGCTATCTTCCCAGTATTCGGAAATTTTGTGTCAACTGTTTCTGATTCAGTTAGCCAAATAGTATCAGTTGTTGGCAATACACTTGTAAATATTTTTAAAACTGCCGGGGACATCATTACAGGTGTTATTGATTCATTAGGGGATGGGTTTAAAAAAGTCACAGACGGGATTTCGAAAGTTATAGATTCAATTAGTGGTGGATTTTCCAGCGTTTTGGATTCTGTTGCTGGAATCATTGACTCAATCGGAAGCTCTGCCAAAAATGCTGGCAAAGGATTCGAGAGCGTAGCTGACGGTATCAACACGATTGCTAGTCTATCTATTGTAGATATAGCAAAGGCACTCGGATCGGTAGCTATTGGTCTCGGAGAAATTTCTACAAAAGGAAAAGGAATCGGTACAGTTGCCGACGGACTTAACGGAGTTATTGGAGCAATTACAATTGCATCGGCGCAGATCTCAATGTTTTCAGGAACTCTTACACAACTAAATTCAACTGCCGTTCAAATTCCTGCTAGCATGGCTATGATTAGCGGAGTATTAGCAAGCTTTTCAATTCCTGTTATAGATACTAGCAGTATCATGGCAGCATTTGCTTCTATTAGTGCAGGTGCGGCGGCACTGGCAGCACAACTGGATTCTTCGGCCGCGAAAGCGGGGGCGCAATTTTCAAAATCACTTACTAACGGTATGAATTCAGCTGCTAATTCCGTGCAGCGTGGTGTTTCTAAAATTACGTCATCTGCTAATAAACTTATTTCGGCGTTGACGAATATTGCAACGCAGGCAATGAGCCGATTTAATTCCGCTCTATCCTCTGGTGCAAGTAGAGCAACTTCTACGGCAAGATCAATGTCAACGTCCATTTTGTCAACGCTTAATAGCACTTCTTCTGGTGCTTATTCTTGTGGCGTGTATATTGGACAGGGACTCGCAAGAGGAATGGAATCTACACTTGGATATATCAGATCAGTTGCGGTGCAAATGGCTGCGGCTGCAGAAGCAGCAGTCAGGGCAAAAGCAAAAATTCACAGTCCATCAAGAGTATTTGCTGGGCTGGGTGTCTATGTAGGAGAGGGATTTGCTCTTGGAATCGAGTCGATGTCAAGAAAGGTTGCAGAAGCTACGCAGGACATTGTGGATATCCCGACATTATCCACAGATATGAGAATGCGCTTTTCCGGTGCCGGAGATTACGAACTTTCTGGCGATCACTCTTACAGCAGCAATGCAACTTATACTATCGTTGTACCAGTTGAGTACAACGGAAGAGAAGCAGCACGAGTTACGGCAGAATTTACACAGAAAGAGCTGGAAAGCCGAGAGAGCATGAAGATGAGACTGAAAGGAGAAAGAAGCCATGTATGAGTTTGTGGATACAAATCAAGCGGGGAGTAAAAGCTCCCTGCCGAGTGAGGCTCTGCAGATTGATGGGGCATATATTGAAAATTTGATTGATGGATACAGAACTCTGTACGTGACCGGTCGTGAGCTTTTGGGATCGGAAATTTCGGAGAGAGAAATTGACCTTGTGGATGGGTCCGAGTATACGGGAAAGCGAGATACAACCAGAAGCATTACAGTTGGATACCAGTTGCTTTGCGCATCTCCTAGAGAGTTCCAGGAAAAATTCAACAAACTCTCTGGAATCTTAAATAAGGAACAGGCAAAGCTGATTTTTGCAGATGAACCGGATAAATATTTTATCGGGACGAAATCAAGTGTCGGAGATGTGGAGCCAGGCAGATTGAACGTAAAAAGCGAATTTACTTTTTATTGTTGTGATCCACGGAAATATTCTGCAGCGGAAAAATCGTTTACCGCTCATCAGGAAAGCGGATATCAGACGCTTACTATTGTAAACGGTGGTACAGGATCCGTTCCGGTAAGCTACGATATCACTCACAACCATGAAAATGGATTTATCGGGATTGCCAGTAAATACGGTGCAATACAACTCGGCAAGACCGAAGAAGCAGACGGCGAAGACTATAAGGCGTCAGAGATACTGTCAGAGGGGTATAGCCTGTTTCAAGACGATCATGGTACCTCTTATCAGAATCCAGAAAACACCACACAGGGAGCGTTGGAAGTGCGGAATGTTGCTGGATACAATGTGATGGCGCTAAAAGGTGGACAAGCAACATCCGGATACTGGAATGGTGGAATGAAAACGCTTACTATCCCGGTGGACAGTGAGGGCAGACGTGGAGCGAAGAACTTTTACTGTTACACGCAGCACTGGTTCGAGACAGGTTTGATGGGACAGACGGGAGCACAGACTATTGCGTTTCTTACAGGGGAAAATGAAGTGATCTGCTCTATGTCTATTAACAAGAGTGATACGGTTGGTAATACGGCGCATGTTGACTGGTTTGCCCCTCAAAACAAGAAAATTAAGACACTGGATTTCCAGCCGACAGCCTACGAGGATAACCCGTTTAATTTAAAAATGGGCGGCGGACACAATGACTTTTTAAAAGAGGGTGACAAGTTGCGTATTTTCTGGTACGGGAAGTATTACCACTTTACTATCCCAGAGATCAAAGATATGGAATGCGAGAAAATCCAGATCTGGATTGGACAGTGGGGGGACCGAAATCTGTCGAACCAGTACGTTACGCACAACTATTTAAAAAGCATCTGGTTTCGCAAGGACAACGTGGAAAAATATCGGGATGTGCCGAACCGGTATCGCGCTGGGGATGTGGTGTCTATAGACGGGGAGAGCACGAAGGTCTACGTTAATGGTATGGTGGCTAAGGGAGATGAGATTACAGGGACGGATTATTTTAAAGTGCCGCCAGGGATTACAGAAGTGCAGTTCTGCTATTCTTCCTTTTCTTCTCCACCGCCGCATATTAAAGCGAAAATACGGGAGGTTTACTTGTAATGGACAGTATTAGAATTGCGATTCTGAGCGCAAATAACACACCAGTAGCATTTATGGACAACGCACACAAAAAGTCTATGCACTACTGGAAAGACGAATTGCACGAATACTTACAGGGTGCGGCCAATACTTACACCTTTACGGTGTCCGCAAAGCATCAGGATGCAGAGAATGTTACCGCCGGGAATAAGGTGGCGTTTATACACAAAGGGAAATCCTACTATCTAAACATCGTAAACACTGAGCAGACAGAAGAGACGATCACAGCTACGGCGTGGTCGTTATCTTTTGAGCTAATCAACGAGGATGCAGGGGAATACAAGGCAGGACAGGCGATGAGCTTTGAAGAGTACCTTGCCATATTTGACGCGGAAAGAACACTGAAATTGGGGCTTAACGAGGTATCAGATAAGCGGATCACCAATGAGTGGACAGGCACAACGTCTGTATTAAAGAGGCTGTTTTCCTTGGCGAACATATTTTCTGCGGAGATCGAATTTGAGACAGTCTTAAACAAGGACTACTCCTTAAAAGAGATTGTCCTAAATGTATATCGGAAACACTCCGATACAGACAGCGGAGTCGGAGAATACC